ATAAACTTATTGCCGCGCGTGACGTTATCTTTAAGCTTCGAGGAATAATTTCGAAGCGTAGTTGATAAGAGGGCATCATAGTTATCGGTAACGCTGGACGGGATCTGTCCGCGCTCGTTTAACAATATGCCCCAGAGAATTTTCAAAAACTCGTACATGTTACCTCCGGGTTAGTTAGCCCCGGCCTTGTTGATCCGCCGCTAGTGCTGCAAGTTTGAAAGCGTCTTGGCTCGACTTAGCGCCTCGAATTCGATCTTCAAGATTAGTTGCGGTACGGCCCGTGGTCATGCCGGATGATGGACGATTTTTCGCCGCCGCATTCATCCGTTTGGTCACTTGGGCTGTTGCCGCCGCATTGCCTGTAATCAAATTGTAAAGCAGTTGATGCTTGCTTCCGTACTTGGGATGCTTCATCTCGCGTCCCTGTAGAAAACTCAACAATTCTGCCATTTCCGGTTCGTGCTCTTCCCAACCTGGGGCCGTTTGCCCCAACTCGTCGGCCAGCTTATCCCATTCCTGCTCGGCTGCTCGCTGTTGCTGCTCGACAGATTGACGCTGAGTCAATTGCTGCTGCTCTACGAGCGGTTTGAGCATCATTTGGGCGGCTTGCCATAATGCGGGAGCTTGGGATTCGGCCAACCATTGCATGTCTGATGGAAGATTGGACCGGATTACTTCGATTAACTCTGGTGGAACCTTGACTGACTGTGGAGATACTTGCTGCGTCTGCGGTTGACCCTGGGCGCCCTGGGCACCCAACGGGGCTATTGAATATCCATTTTGCGCCGCCCATTGCGCGAGAGTTTGAAATGCAAAGTCTCTATCCTGGTTAAACCTCTGCACCAGTTCAGCGTCACGGCGCCATGCTGCGGCCTCTTGCATCCGCTTGGTATAGGCGCCCTGCATCTTTTTAAAGATGGGCTGAATTTCGGGCGGGAGTTTAGTGGGATCGAGTGGGCTACCTTGCAAAAACGAGGACTCCGCCGGCTGAGCATTGTCCATCTGGCCTGGGATCGCGCCGTTTTGCGGGGCGCCACTATCCTGTCCCTCATTTTCTGTAGGGACGGATTCAGCGCTTTGCTCTAGGGCCGTTTCCTCTGTCGGGAATTCGTCTTCCATAAAAATTTCTTCCAAAAACGACAAAAGCCTCCGGCTGACTCCCAATTGGGGATCGGCTCGAAGGCTTCGTTAGTACGATAACCTGTTTACTTAATTGCGGTTATACTCTGATCGACTCCTGCACGTCAAGTTTGAGAATATTCCCCTCGTGAATATAGAGGACAACTTGGCCGGTTTTTTTCGATTGAAGGAAGGCCATTATGACCTGCCAGAATTTTTCCGGTATGTGACTATTTGCCACCGATCATTTGTCCTTTGAGCGATTTCTTGTATGGCAGTCCCTTAGTGGGCGTGGCCGCATAATCGTGCATCTGGCCCTTGGTCATGCTAGGACATTTTTCCTGCGCGTGTTTCGGGTTGTGTTCGCAAATCGCCATGAATTTCTGTTGAACCTTGCTTACTGCTGGCATTATACGCCTCCTTTAAATGCTTTTGAAATTCGGGAAATTCCATTTTACCGGGGGCCGCCTTGTGAGCGATAAATTCCAACAGGAAATTCTGATATTTCAGATGGTCAATCTTTTCGAGTTGCAGCGCCATCTCATCATCGGACATCTCATTGGATGAAACCGGCTTTTTGAAAATATCAAGCATTCTGCGCCTGCAATTCGGCAATCTTATCCTTGAGCACTTTGGCCTTAGCGACGTTTATCATTTTGCCGCTATCGGTGCGCGCCCCGCACTTGGCGCAAGTCCAGCCGTCCGGCCTGGTCGAAGTGCCCTGACCTTCATGCCAGGACAATGTATAGACCTGCTGAAAATGCTCGCCACCGCATTCACAGGAGAGTTTTTCCCAACCGCGTAGACTCATATCCATCTTCCCTTCTGCGTTCCCGCCACTATTTCCTTCATCTTTGGATTTTGCGGATTGTCTCTGATCTTTTTTGGCACATTATTGCCCGCTTCCACAACCCCGGCTGCTTTCATCATTCTTTCATGCTGGCGCTTTGAGGTAATGGGCTTATCGGAGAGACCAATATGGGTCCGTGGCCGGGATTCCTCAAAATAGAGCATTCCACGACCCCCTGGAAGACGTTTGAGTTGTCCGTCACAGTTATGTTCGGGTTTAAAGGCGTCTCGGTCGGCAATTCTAGCCCAGACTGACTCTTTGTATCCACAATCGCACTCCCATTCGTATAGGGGCATTTTAATACCCTTTTTTGACCCAGCCAAAATCATAACCCAGCCAGGAAACGCGCAATGGCTGGCGCGAGAAAACATAGGGCAATAAGTACTTGGGCATAATCACGCTTTTAAAAATTCTCAGCCGATATTTCACTGAAGTCCCCGCTGTGCCTGCGCTCGCATTTGCGTGGCCTCGCCATTACCCTGGCCTGGAGTATTTTCGGGCGCGGTTTTTTGCCCCCCTTGGCTCCGACCCGCCTGGGTGGCATTGACCTGAATCAATGTCTTCGCCAGCATTTGCAATTCATTGACGATGGCCGGGTTTAAGAACTCATATTTTTTTGCCAGTTCGTCCAATAATGCTCTCGACATCGCCAATTGGGGAAATTGAGCGAAGATTTGGAGGAATTCAAGAAACTGCGCCTTTTCTGCGGGCAAGGATCTCGGCCTTGTCGAGCCCGGAGTCACGTCTATGTCAGCTTCGAAGATCAAATCCTCTCGACTAACGTGCTCCATCTTGTCATTGCCGAATTTCTGGATCATCTCGTCGATCAATCCGGGGAATGCCATAGCCTGTTCCGGCGATACGCCATAGATCGACATAAGCATGGCGCCCATTTCTTCTTTAGTCATGCCACGCAGCTTGACAAACATGCCATTGGTCAGTGTCCCCTTGACCAACTGGAGCATTTTGCGCAGCGCCGCCCGCAACCACTTATAGACGGCCTTCTGTAACTCCGCATCGCGCAAGGTTGAAGCTCTTTCGATAAATTGCGCCTCGGTAGCCGTATTCGCATCGGAGCTACCGGACATTTTCGCCCCTGTTTGTCCGGTGATTATACGATAATCGTTCATCAGCAGGCTGGTGTCCTGCCAGATAGACGGGTTTATGTTAGGGGCGTCTACCGGCATGGGAGGCCGGTTGGTATCTCTGACTTTCACGCCTTCCATGTCCCGGCTCGATTGAAGCATTTTGAGCGCCTCATCGGAATCATCGAATGTCTGCTCGTCGTAGAGAATTTTTCGCGCACTGCGCTTGGCTCCCTGCATCTCCTGTTCGCGCCGGATATTGTATTCCTCTTGGACATCGAGCCAGGGATAAGTATGAGGGACGGGCCAGGGCGAAGGGTCGGGGCCTAGAATCGGAGTCCAGCCGGGGAGTATGGCATAGGGATGATCTTCAATGCCTTCCGGCAGCACATCGTCAATCAGAGCCTCGTCAAAATCCTGATCCTCTGCTAGGCAATACCAGCGCTTCTCGTCTATATCGTACAACTCTACATAGCGAAACAACTTGCTATCTTCATCGTCGTCGCTCTCGACCGCCTTAGTTCTTGAGGCATTGGCGCTATATTTCTTATCTTCCTTAACATTTGAGGTGAATTGAACCCGCAATTCTTCGGGGAACCGCCCATCTTCCTTAGCTTCTTCCAATGGCACTATTATCTCTTCGCCAATCCATTTCCACTTTCGCATATAAGGGCCGGAATCGGGCAGGAGCATACATTTGGCGTCTACCCATTCCCATCTATAGGCATCGTCCGAGACTACTTGTTCGGGTTCGATGATGGGCATCCCGGTCATCGGATCGATAATTGGTTGTGGCTGGCCATCTGGTCCCAGGATGGGATTGCCGTCCGCATCGCTCTGAGTCATCTCACGTTGAGCGTTGGGATTTATTTCCAGGGTAGGATCGTAGATTACCTTGAGTACGCCGATGCGAAAGAAGGCTTGCAATAGGCCCAGGGCCGAGGCTTCTTCGAAGTTACCGTCCTGATTCATGATGGCTTGTAGGACTTCTTCGGCAAGACTGGCTTTGCGAGCCGAAGTCATTTCGCGTCCCGGTCGTGGTCTGACTAAAACTTTGGGATTTTCAAAGAGCAGATTTGTCTGAGTGACCTTAATGGTAGCCATAAAGTGATTGAACACTCTTGGCCCATCTTGGCCTTGCTTCCATTGCTTGCCAAGAAAAAATTCCTCGCATTTTTTGACTTTGTATTCCTTTTCCCATTCTTCGCGCAGTTTACGCGCTCGCTTGATGCGAGAAAACCAGAGTTTATAATCTGGCGCCCCATCGGTCTGACTAGGAGGAGTATCGTCGTAGGTTGCGTCAGCCATCTATCAACTCAATTGCATCAACTCTTTGAACAACCCGTGCGTGTAATTCTCTACCCTGAAAGACTCTGAATTGACCACCATAATCGGTTTTATCCTTGAGGAATTTAGTGCAAAATTCTTCGGCGCACCGTTTTTCATCAAATTCTACAATATTTTGTCCATCCCAGTCCAACGTAACAACAAAGATTTTCATCAATTCCAACTCAATTATTTCTGTTCCATCCATCGTAGGTTGCGTCAGCCATTAACGAAAATCCCCCATGTCAATATAAGTGAGAAACCGGCGTAGTGGCCAAGTAATTATAGCAAATACGTAAAGTCCTACGATTGCCAACCCAATAAATGCCTGTCGTAATATATATTTCATCATCAATCATCCCCCCACTCCTATCCTAAAAGTCTGCGGTCTTTCACCCTGCCTATCGGCATTCTTGCGCCACCAGCTAAACGTATTGGGCTTGGTTTCCGGTTTGACAAAGCTCGCCGGTGGGGGGTGCTTTTTAAGCAGATACTTGAGGCCGTCCCACGCATGATTGTCTTTGTCTACCAGTTCTTCGGGTTGACTGCGATTCATCGCCACCTGGGCGGAGAATTCCTTGCGCCGCTGCTGGCCGATCTCCCAGATTAGTTTAGGGCATGCTTCAGTAATGCGGTAGCGCGGGTGCGTGGGATCTTTCCAATACCAGCCGTGGAGCCAATTGGCTACGGTTATATCGCCCCCGCGCTCGCCAGGAATCATCGGGACTCCCATTTCGCGGAATATCTGGGCCGTGGACTTGTTGGGGCCGGCAAATTGAGGTTTGTCCTCATTCCAGATGGAGGGATCGGCAACGATATAGCTTACGGATTGGTAGGGGTATGGGCATCCTTCGAATCGTCTGCCATTCTGGTCAAAACCATCCTTGCCTTTGATAATGTTGGAGATCTGGTGAGCCGCAACATTAGCCCCATAAAACTCCCAAACAGTAGTGATAACACCATCACTATCAACAGAGTGGACATGATAAGCCGCTGGATTAAACGATCCATGGTCATAACTCCCATACAGTCTGGTATTTTGTGCCTCATAGTTAGCGATCACGATGTAGCCTTGATTGCGCCAGAGTTCCCATTTGGGGAACAGATGTTGTCCACCCAGGGCGCCATAATTGATTTCCATTTCCTTTTTCCAACGAGGATCGTCGATCCCCATTGGATAGGCGCGCGCTTCTTCGGCTAACCAGGCATCGCCCTTTGGAGTAGAGGGACGCTTGTTTGAGTCCGCGCTGTAATGATAGCGCACGACCCCAATGCCACCGCTAGTTATTCTTGGAGTAAAGCCGGGGATCATAGGTATAGCCAAAACCAAAAACTACCAAAAGCGCAAACAGCAATAACCCAAGCGATAAGTTCATCTTCCCAAATCATATTTCCGCCTCCACCAATTGCTGAAACTCACTGGGTTCCGCGCTGCTAACCACGATCAACTGACCTCCGTGAGTGATTGCGGGAAGTGCGGCGGTATAAGCCTTGCCAAATTCGGGCTGAAATGCCGCTTCGTCCGAAAAAACCACTGACGGGTTGTGTGATCGAATGATATGTCCGCCTTCAGGGATTCCCCAGATATGAGATCCGTTGGGAAAGTAAAGATGACAGTATTTACCTCCGGATGGGAGTCGAGCTTGGCGTAGATGCTCAGGTAGGCTCCACTCAAGGAAAGATATTCGCCCTTGATCTGGTTCTTTATCATAAACAAGAGCTGCTACGTCTTCCTCTCTCTTGGACTGAACCATAATGAGCTGGTGAGGAAAGGCCCGGGCTCGCCAAAGTAAATAGGCGCAGGTGAGCCAAGTTGCCATGACATGTCTGGATTTTTCAATAAAGAGGATTCCAGATCGGTGAATGTGCTCCAAGAATGATGCGGATATTCCTGTTTGTGGTGCCCAAAGGGCAAATGGGGGATCGAGGAGTTTAGCTGAGACCAGGTAAAGGTCCAGTGTGGCTCGTAGACACAGCTCATCAGGGAAATGCTTTGTAGGACTTCTGATATCATGTTCATCTTTCGTTTTGATCGCTTCGAAGATAAATGCGTGGGCATCACGGCGAAAGCGTTCGCGCTCAATTTCATGCGCTAGGCTCAACGGAATCTCGCATTTTGATGGCTATCCAACCTTGTACCTGTTCGAATTGCTCGTTGGAAAGATACTTGAGCAAATCCGAGAGTCCCACCACTTCAGTCCGACTGTCAGCCCTCCCCGCCGCGTATTCCAATAACCGGGCAGTCTCGTCCATGGTTTTAGCGACGTAACTAAGAGTTTTCGCCAACTGCTCCGGGCTTTGCTTTTTCATCTTGGCGAGGGTTTCGGGGGAGTTGAGCATCTCTGACATGTAGCGCAGCGCCTTGGCCTGATTATCGACGGCCATCATGGCGTCTTCGGGATTGTTGAGAATTTTCTTGAGTCCGATGCCCTGAGCGGCTAACAGTTTTTTGGTGAGTAGCGGGTCTTCCCGCCACATGGCGGTGCGGTAATCGGCGGGAGTGGGAATGAAATCTTCGGGATAGGGCTGGCTAACGCCGGCTTTTTTTAGTTCATCAGCCATAAAGCTAGAGAGCTACTTATCAGCATCCACGCCATCATCTGCATCCATGGGGACAGGATTATTTTTCTCGCGCATCCAGAGCGCCACCAGATTAAAAGCGCCAATCTCGACCATTTCCGCAACCGTGAGATGAGCCGCACGAGCCATTTGCAATAAGTATTGATATGCCTTGTCGGGAAGATCCACTTCGATCTTCATGGGTCCAAGATATAGGCAAAATAAAAATAGCGCAACAAGACAAGAAAAAATTCATATTCTTGACCGCCATAGTCTCATAATACGCCATTAAAAATTTTGTTGTAAGAAATATATAGACAAAAGTTTACTAAGAGTGTAAATCTCTGCTTGTCGGCTCGCTAC